CGGGGTATCCTTCGCGGGCAAAGCCGTTGCCGGAAACGAGTTCCATCATACTTGTGAGTCCTTTCAGCTGGGTGACTTCGTTCTTGGCATAGGAGAAGATAAAGTCTGTGTTCCATGAAAAATCATTCGTGCGGATGTTGCGGGTGGAGAGCGTAAATTCCACACCGTGAGATTTCATGGTGGCTACGTTGGCATATTTGTTGATGACGCCGCCTACTCCCTGTGTGGGGACTACACCGATCAGGTCGTAGTTGTTACGCTGGTACCAGTCGGCGGAGAAGTTGATGCGATTTTCGAGCAGGCCGAGGTCGATGCCGATCTTGGTGATGGCGGCCTCCATGCCTTCGATCTGGCCGGTCATGGGTGCGGTGTAGGTGCCCATCGCCTTATAATCGGCGGTCACATGGGTGACGGCCGGCAGGGTGATGGTCACGTCCTTGGCGACGAGGACGCCGTTGATGTACACGGTGTCGGCGAGGACGGGGCCCTTCAGGTCAAGCCACAGATTTGCCATTACTCGTCACCTCCTTCGTAGTAGACAGAGAAGCCGGCGTCGGTGTATGCGACGTACACGCTCGCAGACTTGAGGGGCGGGGTCGGGGTGACGGCGATGTCCCAGCGGAAGTCGCCGTTCATGATGTCGGTGGTGCTGTTCTCGCTCTCGAGGAACACGATCCGCGGCTCGCCCAGCAGCGCGCCCATGCTGACATACCCGTCGAGCTTCTCCTGCTCGCGGTTGATGATCTCGTCCTTGAGCGCCCGGGTCATGGGCTCGTCGATGCGCGGGCTCCACTCCCTCTGGAAGTCGTTGGTGATGTGCATGAGCATACGCATGGACACGTCGAAGATCGCCCGGGGATCCACGTCGGCGCCGTAGGTGTAGGCGGCGGTGTGGTCGCCCCACAGCACCCACTCGCCGCCCCATGCGACGGCCGTGCTGATGCCGTTCTGCGTCAGCTCCTTGCCCTCCTGCTGGCTGAAGCCGCGGTTGGTGGCGTTGGCCCCAAAATACTGCTTGATGATGGGGATCGCCTTGTTGCCGCAGGTCTCCATCGGCACGCTGTTGTGGCTGAAGTCGGCCCGCATGAGCTCGACCACGGCCAGCGTGCTCAGATGGTAGACGTTGCCGAGGTTGTCGATGCCCTGCGGCCAGTAGACCTTGGATCTCTCGTTGTCGAAGGCGTTGCTTTTCTTCCACGCGATGGCCTTCTCGATGGTGTCGACCGCCGTGGCACCGACCTGCGCCTCGTCGACCTCGGCCTGCCCGACCGCAGAGGATCCGCTCACAAGGGGCAGATCAGCCACGACGAAGGCGTCCCAGTGGCCGTTGATCTTCTGGCTCGCGGTGAGCATAGCGTTGTAGACCGCCGGGCTATGGCTCCATCCGGGGGCGGCAATCAGGTTGCAGACCGCGAACTGCTCGGGGTAGAGCAGCGCGATGGAACTCAGGCCGCTGTACTCGCCGCCGGCCGTCACGCCGCCGATGATGTCGTCGTCCTCGATGGCGCTGTCGTCCACCTCGTAGAAGCTGGCCGTCAGGGTGCCGGTGAGCGGGGAGTCCGCGATCAGGCTGGTGATGATGACGGTGCCCTTGGTGAAGTTATAGTCCACAGCGTAGTCGGTGCCCTCGGCGTAGTCGCCGCCAACGCTCTTGGCGATGGTCATGGTGTCGAGGATGATGGTGGAGCTCGCAAACTCGGCCCGGCCGCCCGTGAAAGAAAGCTGCTGGGTGGTCTCGGTCGCCTTGCGGTGCTTGCCCGCAGACGGGTCGAGGACGTTGATGACGTAGATGGGGCCGATGTTCCCGAGGGTGTTGTTGAAGTGCGCGTTCATGACCTCGCAGAGCGTAAAGGTGCCCCAGTCGGCCGCATAGCCGAGCTTGCGCTGCGCGTCGATCATGTTGCTGAGCTTGATCGGCTCGTTGATGACGCCGGCGTCTGCGAAGCCGCGCACGAGGTTGACGGGTGCCGTGCCGATATAGACCGGCGTGGTGCCCGCCTGTACGGCGCTCTGTGCCACAGTTTCACCCATGTGGCCGTATGCGCCGTAGAGGTATTCATTTGCCATCTGCTTTTCCTCCTTTGCATAAAATTAGAGCAGCCGGCCGGCTGCCCTTAAAGCAGGTGTTGGTAGTCCTTCGGCGTGCGTATCAGGGGCTCCTCGGCAGAAAACTCCACCCACGCGAACCAGTAGGGGTAGAAGTCCGGGACGGCGTCCTGCTCAGAGACAGGGCCGAAGGTGATGCCGTCCTCCTTCATGACGCGCAGCGAGCCGATGTACTCGGCGTTCTCGATCATGCGGAGGGCCGTGTCCACAAAATTCCATGCGTCGCGCCAGCCCTCGCCGTTTTTCTCGAAGAAGGCCGCGGCCTCCTCGTTTTGCCACTGGACGTATGCGCCGCTGCCGTCGTTTTTCGGTTTGAAGATGTCGCGCCCGTGGTAGCCGGGATCCCACGCAGAGAAGCAGAGCCGGATCTTGATGCTCCTCGAGCTCATGGTCAGGCTGTCGGTGCCCTCCACGATCTGCACGCAGACCGAGGGGATGGGAGCCGGCACCTTTGGGGGCAATCTGTCCTTCGACGGGACGAAAAGCGAGAACGCGGTCGGGTTGACCAGCTTGTAGGGGTAGGAGGCGTCGGTCGCGCTGTCGTCGGGGAGCTTGAGCTGCACCATCGGGCAGACGGTGGAGTCCAGCCACTCCCGGACGGTCTCGATGCTGTTGACTATGGACACGGCTGCACCTCCTTTACATGGTCACGGTCTGGCCGAGTGCGATGGTGGCGACGCCCATGTCCTCGCTCCAGTCGTTGACGATATACTCGCGGCCGTCGATGTTGAGCCCTTCGCCCGCCGGGCGCCGAGCGGGCAGATCCTCGACCGCCGCGTAAAGCAGCAGAGAGGACTCCGCGACGCTCAGCTCTTGCCCCCCTTGGCGTTCTTTCAGGGCGTTGTCATCCAGCACGACGGTGATGGTCTTGCCGTCGACCTTGTGCTCCTCACCGAACTCGGCGAGGTTGAGAAACACGAGGCGGCGGTCGTCAGCGACCATTTTCTTGAAATCGAAAGCCATTAGACGGGATCTGCGGCGCCGATCTCGGGGGGCTTCTCGTCGTCGCCGTTTTGGTCGTCGCCATTCTGGCCGTCGTCGGCTGCCGCCTTCGCCTTCTCGATGGCGTCGATGATGTCAGCCTTCTTGCGCATGGCAGAGGCGTCCACGCCGTAGGCGGTCGCCACTTCCTTCAGCTCGTCGAGCTTCATGTCCTCGTCGTACTCGGGAGCGGCAGGCGTGCCGTCGGTCTCAGATGTCGCCCCGGGCTCCCGCACCGACTCTGCGGCCGGGGCAGGGGCCACGGGCTTCTCGTCGACATACTTGGCGACGCCTTTCTTGACCAGACGGGCCTCGAGCTCGGGGTCGAACTTCTGAGGCCCGTCCGCGTTAGTGATGGGGACGACCTTGCGGCCGTTGTAATAGCCGAAGGTGCCCGCGATGATCTGGATCATATTCGTGCTCCTTTCCTTGGTCTTAGGCGGTGGCGGTTGTCACGGTGATCGGCACAGTGGAGTCGTCCGTCAGCGTGGCCGTGCCGCCGGTCACTTTCCCGGTGCTGTCTGCGGTGAGGGTGATGCTCTTAACAGACTTCCCGTCTGCTCCAGCGGGCCCGGTTGCCCCGGTATCGCCTTTGGCACCATCCGCTCCGACGGGGCCCTGCGGGCCAGTTTCGCCGGTGTCCCCCTTGGGGCCCTGCGGGCCGGTTTCTCCGGTGTCTCCCTTGGGGCCTTGGGGGCCGGTTGCCCCGGTGTCTCCCTTGGGGCCTTGCGGCCCGACCTGCTCGTTTTGCACGCCGGCCTCGAGCTTGTTCAGTCTTTCGGTGGTGATGATGTCGCCGTCTTTCCACTCGGTAGGTGTGTAAGCCATGTTTGTCACTCCTTTCCTACAATGGCTGCGCCGACCGTCCCCCTGCCGACCGCAGCGGTGTCAACAGGGGGCGTTATTCCCCCAGTACGTCGGCAACGATCCACGGGTTTTTGTTGTTAGGGATCAGCAGCGGGCGGCTGGAGATGGTCAGCGTGCGGGTGTTACCCTCGGCGCTGGACACATACTTCGGCACGCGGCGGCCGGCGTAGGTGTGGAACTCGCCGTCGGCCTGCTCCACCTGAGAGACGGCGCCGTAGCAGGTACGGCCAGCAGCGGGGGCGGTGAGGATGCACTTGCCGCTCGGGATGTAGAGCTGATCGTTGCCGTCGTCGTCGGTGTAGGTCTCGTCGTAGGAGATCACGCTGATGATGCGGCCGTTGATGTTCAGGCGGGCCATAATGGACGCGCCGGGTGCCAGCTCCTCGGGGGCGACGGAGCCCAGCTCATAGCGGCGGTTGTCGAGCATTTCCTTGATGTCGGGA